TTGATGTGAACGTGCAACGCACCACCCTCGCCAGTCTTTGTCTCGCTGGCACGAACCATGCCACGAGACTCCAACCACTCAATGAAGTTCGGTTCCTGTTTATGAAACTGTTCATCAACGAAACCACGTGTCATTGGGTGAGACACAACCTCAAATCCGTTCATCAACGAACTGTCATGCTTCACCCACAACCACGGAAACTTCTGCTTCAACTCACGAGCAATAGCCTCCAACTCTGGCTGTTCAGAACCAAGTCGCTCAAACTCAATCTCAACACCAAAGTATGTGGAACCCTTGCGAGGTGAACGACAACGCTCACCACCAATGTGATGAAACACCCACTTGGGATTGTCGTCGCGGTACCTTTTGATATGCTTGTATGTCATTTCTGTTTTCCTTTGTTTGTTGTTTGTTGTTTGTTGTTTGTTGTTTGCTTCAATGGCTAGATTGTCTAGTCATTCTCCTCGCTCTTATCAGGGAACACAAGTTCCAAATCCCAGTAAATGAAGTAGCCACTTCCATTCAGCCACCACGTCACCACCTCAAAGTTCTTGTCTTCCATGTTCGCAAACTGCCGAGCCTTCTGGAAAGCCAACGCCCTCGTCAAAGTCTTGCGAGTTGAGCCAACGATTGACCCAGCCTGCACAACGACAGGCGTGTCAGCCTCACGAACCTCGTACAAATAAGTGTCCATTCTGATTTCTCTTTTCTGTTTGTATTTGCGGAATACCGTGTGGCACTCCCCGTGAGACACGGAACCGAAGTCCCGTGTCCCACAAGCAGGGTCACGCCCACTTGGTTGCTGAGCGAGCCGTGCTCAGTTCCTGCTGAGCGAGGCGAGCGTCACAGTCCTCAACGAACTGCTCAGCGTCACGCTCTGCACTCCGAGAGTCCAGAACGAAATCCGCCCACGCTTGAAATTGATTCTCTGTCATTTCTTTCTCTTTTCTGTTGATGACTAGATTGTCTAGCCATTCTGCACCGTTCGGCACAGACCGCACCACACGAATAGCAGGGGGACACTATCCATGTGGTGGAGTCTGCAACGACTAAGCGTTCAGAACTTTTCTCATTTCCCTGCTTTCCAGTTCCAACACTGCAAACCCTCGCACTTTTTCAATGAGTCCGCAAGCAACCTCAAGCGAATACTCCCCACCGTTTGCACGACCCATGATGGTGATGGTTGAGTTCTGCAACCATTCCATCAAACGAATCGGAATTGTCTCAACGAGAACCCCATTGTAGGGCGCATACTCGTCATGAAACAATTCCAAGAACTCTGCGAGTTCGTCGTGAATCTTGAGTTCGTCGTGAACCTTTCTTACACTGTCCATTATGTTTTCTCTTTTCTACTCAACTATCTGAGTTGAGTGTCGTCCACACCGACATCACTGCCGATGTGGAACGCACACGACTCAGCCGTGTTGTTTCGGTTTATTGTTCTGGAACAATAACCAGACAGTCTCAGAGTCCGAGAGCCTTGAGAACCTCGTCAGCCGTGAACCTTTTCTTTCCAGTCTTTGCGAGAGCCTTGCGAGCCTGCCCACGTGTGATTGAAACTGTCTTTTCTTTCTTTTCTTTTCGGTTGGTTTCCTGATTGCCACGATTGTCCTTGCCAACAACCGTGATTGCCGCAAAGTACGCCTTGTTCAAAGAAGTGAACGGCTCAAACTCCGAATCCTCGGAAACTTCACCATTCACCGCATCTGCGAACTCATCGCTCATTGCCATCGCTTCAACAACTTTGTTGCCTTTGGAGATGTCCGAGTTTTCCACTCCACACTCAACGATTGCGAAAGAACGCTTAGCGTTATCTCCATTGATTGCAGTGCAAAGTTCCACGATTGCCAGCAAGTGAGCAGAAGTAGTCTCAGTGACCGCCTCCGCTAACTTCCTAACTTTCGCTTGCCACTTCGGAAGTGCTTTTGTTGTATTTGTAGGCATGATTGCCCCTTTCTGTTTTGTTTTGGTGATAGCACCGCCAGTTATTGTTCTGGAACAATAAACACTGGCACTGCCCTCGCCCTATATATGCACGACCTTTCGGTTTGGCGACCGTTCCCGACCAAAGACCGCAAATACAAGGGAAATAGGTGCGCCGACCCGATGGGGGTATATGCCCCCCCGCCCCCCAGATGCGCCTAAGGGACTCCTTTGTCGCAGAGCGGTCTGGGTTACTTTTTGTATTCTGCCCCGATAGATGGGCCGCCCCCTTTGTATGTGTGGGACTCCAGTGTCGTTTATATGGCTTCTCAGCGTGTCTGGTGGGCTTTTGTGATGTATCTGCGGATATAGAAAAACCCCACTGTTTGTGGGGTTTCTCAGGGTTTGGGTTTGTTTTGGTTTGCGGTTTTCCGCATAGGGGTTTAATCTATTTTTCGTACCGCATTGTGGTGAATTTGACGGATGCTGTTCCTGATGTGTATGCGCTCATTCGTGTGCGGAACTGTAGGAATCCTGTTACTTCGTGGAACCAGTAGCCTGTGGTGGTTGTGGTTGTGACTCCTGATTTGCGGTCGGCACTTGCTGAATTGACTACAGCGAATGTGAACCAGTTGGTGTTGTCGTTTGTTGCTTCAAAGGTGATGGTTCCTGAGAAGGTTCCTGTGATTGAGAATGCGACTACGTCAGCGTCTTCCGTCAGGATTGATGCTGTTGCGTTCAATGCACCCAGTGATGTTGCTGTTGGATTCTTTGTAAGCACTATTTGGAAACTCGGGTACTAAACACGTTGACCGTAGCAGTCCCCGATGTGTATGCTGTCATGACCACCTTAAAGTTAGTGACACCATGAAAGTTGGCTACCCAGATACCGTTGATTGTCGTGGATGTAACTGCAGTTGTTCGACTAGTCGATGATGTAGCAACCATTGCCAGCGGATGATAACTGACGTTATCGTTTGCTGCACATTGAAAACCAATCGTCCCAGCCCATGTACCGTTAATTGTGACGGTGATGTGGTCCGAGTCTTCAACATTCAACACAGTTGTTGAAGCATTCAATGCTCCGAGTGTTTGTGCTGGTTGCTTTTGAACAATCATTGATTACTTCCAGGTGCGTGGTTCGGATGTGACGATTGCGCCACGAATCACACGTGCGCCACCCTTGGGTGCGTGACTGGAAGAACCCCAGTCACTGCGGTGCTGAAGTTCATTAAAATTGTGAGGAGCAAAACCCTTAGCCACATACGGAACATATCCTTGTCCCTTAACTGCGCCTGCGCCATTCTTCTTACTTGCCATGACGTTTCCGTCCTTTCGTTGCCATTGCCTGGAACTTTTTGTTCCCGTACTTCTTACGACCAATCGAAGCAGCCACAGCCGCAGGATTGCTCACCTCTCCCTTTAGAGACTTTTCCAACTTTGCGAAGCGGCCACCGCCACCTGGCTTCATTGACTTCTTGGATGCCATCAGTCAACAACACCCTTTTGCTTAGCCATTGGAGAAACCACAGTAGCAGGCCGTGCAACGCCATCAACAACGCTCCGAGCAGACCGCCCATCACCACTACCGCTAATGCCACCCACTGTTGGGTAGCCCTTCTCGTTGCACTTACCGTTGACGGTCTTGTTTGTGCCTGGTCCCTTGTAGGACTTAACATTTGCAACAATACGCTCTTCATACATTCCCATACAATTCTCCAAATCGTTACTAAGCCCAGTTGTGCTTAACTGGAACATGATGCGGGTCCGCCTGACGGCTCCCCGCATGTAACTGCGGAACCCGTTCAAGAACCGCCACCGACAGGTGGGCGGTTTTCTTCATCCCCCCCTATAGTCCCCCCCTTCGTTACATGAGAATGATTCCCACTAGTAACGCAAATACACATTTATATGAAAGACTCACCAGAAATGATTCTCACTCAACCCCAACAAGAGTATCTAGACTGGCTTTGCACAACGCCTAGCGAGAGGGAACCTGCTTCTAAGAACAAGATGGCAGTACATTTGGGCGTTGACGTGAAAACTCTCAGGCGTTGGGAAAAGCGTCCTGCGTTCCTGAAGGAGTGGGAAGACCGTGTACAAACAATTCAGGGGTCTCCTGAACGAACTCAGCGTCTTTTGGACACTTTGTACGCTAAGGCTTTGGATGGGGATACTAAGTCTGCGCAACTGTATCTTCAGGCAACGAACCGTATGGCTCCGCCTACGGTCCAGGTGAAGTCCGACAAACCAACCAAGGATTTGTCTGATGCCGAGTTGGACGAGTTGATTGCGGCGATGGCTACTCGTGAGAAAGAGTTCCGCAACTTCAAGGTTGTCTGATGTACGACTATAAGTTTGATACCTGTGAGATGTGCGGGAACATGTATCCCGAGTCGTGGCAGTATTGTCCCGAGTGTCATCCTAAGCAGAAGCCTCCCAAATACAAGGACGATGATTAATGAATCTTGCTGAACTTCTCAACGAGAAGGAATGGCGACAATGCAGAGGGGCTTCGGAAGACCCACAGGATTTGCTAGATGGGTTCACCCACTTCTGTAGCACGTATTGGTTTATCCGCCACCCTGAACGTGGACGCATTCTCTTTGAGATGCGTGAAGCCCAGATTGAGACAGCCAGGGCTTGGATTAACGAACGCTACAGCATCGTCCTCAAGGCTCGCCAGATTGGATTCTCTACCCTTGCGGCAGCATTTACATTCTGGGAGACATTCTTCTGGGCCGATAGGTTTATTGTTATGTTGAGCCGTACGGAACGTGAGGCAGCCAAGTTGCTTCAGAAGTCCAAGTACGGTTACAAGATGCTTCCTCAGTGGATGAAATCTCGAGGTCCAGCACTAATTAGCGACAACCAGTTAAAGATTATGTTCTCCAACGAGTCGGCTATTGAGTCGCTTCCAAGCGGTAATGACCCTGCTCGTGGCGAGTCGGTGTACCGTGTGGTTATTGACGAAATGGCGTTCTTGCCAAACAGCGACGAAGCGTGGGCTTCTATTGAACCGATTGCTGACGTTGGTGGTCGCGTCATCTGTCTCAGTACCGCTAACGGTGAAGGCAACATCTTTCATAGTCTGTGGGTTGGTTCCCAGACTGGGACTAACAACTTCAAGGGAATCTTCTTTCCCTGGTCTGCTGGTGACCGTGACGATGAATGGTACGAGGCTAAGAAACGTCAGTTGACGGACTGGCAACTTGCCCAGGAATATCCTTCTGACCCTGATGAGGCGTTCATCCGTTCTGGTCGTCCTGTGTTTGACCTTGAGGTTTTGCGTAATATTGAAACCGATGAACCCAAACGTGGGTATCTGCATGCACTGTCTGGTAAGAATGTGTATGAGTTTCGTGAGGATGGTGGAGAGTTGGCTATCTGGGAGTTCCCAGAGTTGGGTCATGTGTATTGCGTGGGTGCTGACGTTGCTGAGGGTTTGGGGCATGGTGACTACAGTTCTGTGCATGTGATTGACGCAACGACTGAAGAGGTCGTAGCGCATTGGCATGGGCATATTGACCCTGACCTGTTCGGTAGCGATGTGCTGTATGCCCTTGGTCACTGGTACAACATCGCTTTGGTTGCAGTTGAAAACAATAACCACGGTCTGACCACGCTCAAGGCTTTGCAACGGGCTGGGTATAAGAACATCTATCGTCAGCGTCGTTTGGCTCATCGTGTTCCGCAAAGTACAGAGATGCTTGGTTGGCGCACTACAGCCCAGTCAAAGCCTCTGGCTATTGACGAACTTTCCAAGGCGTTGCGTGACCAGGAACTGTTCCTGTATGACAAGAACACTATTGCTGAGTTGCGAACATTCGTTCGTGAATCCAATGGCAAGATGCATGGGTCACCTCATGATGACAGGGTTATGTCTCTGGCTATTGGTAACCAGATGTTGAAGCATGTGTGGTCTCCTGAGTACACTGTGGAACAGGCTCCACCTCATGGCAGTGTTATGTGGTTTGAGCAATTTATCATCGAAAAGACCGAGCCAAAGATGGCTATTGGTGCTTTCAATACCAGAAGGTAACGACTATGCGTTCTTATATGAAGATTTTTGCCTGCGTTGAATGCGGAAAACAGTTTGAGGCAGAGGAATTGCCTCGCCGTGGCGAACTATGTTTTAAATGTCATGTACGTGGAATCAACCTTGGTTTTACGTATGGCAAGGAGGACTTTCATGGTCCTACGGTTCGGGAACGTGCCCAAAAGCAGGTGGAGGAAGCCTCTGCCAATGGGATTACTGCTGAACCTATTGGGACTCGTTGGGTGTGACGCATGTTGTCCTGGCTTGTCCCAATCATCGTAGCCGTGATTTCTGGACCTGTAGTTGTTCTATTACAGCGTCTCCGTAAGGAGAACACAGAACAGCATGCAGAGTCACGGCACATTCTTACCCACGTGCTTGAAAAGGTTGATGGGATTGGAACCAAGTTGGATTCTCATATAGGTTGGCATAATGCCAAGGAGGAATAATGAAACTCACGAATGCACAAAAGGCTGCTCTTGCTTCTTATGGTCGGTCTGGTCTTGCCGCAGTTTTGACCCTGGTTTTGGCAGGGAACACAAATCCGAAGGATTTGGTTTGGGCGGCAGTGGCGGCAGTGATTCCGCCGATTCTCCGAGCGTTGAACCCGAGTGACACGGCATTTGGACGTGGCTCTAAGTAATGGCCCGTCAACGCAACAGCGAAATTCTTGGTCGTTACCGAGACAAGATTGAACAGTCACGCCGTTGGAGGCGTGATGAAAAGTATGACCAGGTTTGGCGACGAATGCTTGACCTGTACAAGGGAAAGCATTACGACGAACTATCGGAAGAAGACCGTCTGCTTGTCAACATTTGTTTTTCTACGATTAACGTCATCGCTCCGTCAATCTCTGTTAACCATCCAAAGATTACCGTTGGTGCACGAAAGCCAGAAGATGGCGACAGAGCAATCATTACAGAAGCAATTGTTAATTACTGGTGGCGTCACTTTGACTGTCAGGCGCATTTGCGACGAGCAGTTGACGACTACCTGATTGTTGGACATGGGTGGCTGAAGGTTGGGTATCGTTTTGTTGAAGAAGAAAAAATTGCAAACCCTGACCCCTCCGTTGAGCATGACGATTCTGTTGACCCAACCCAAGGTTTCTCAGAAGAAACGGAAGTAGTCGTCACAGAAGACCGCCCATTCATTGAGCGCATTTCCCCCTTTGATGTATTTGTGGACCCAGACGCTACTGCGGTAGATGAACTGACCTGGATTGCGCACCGAGTGCGCAGGCCAATGGTAGAAGTTCAGAACGATAAGCGTTATAACCGTCAGGCTCGCATGGATGCCGCACCTACAAGTTGGTCGAAGTGGGATGGCGAATCCAATAGGGCAAAGATTGCCAAGCACAATGACAACGCTTACGTGGACGTTTGGGAATTCTACGATATCCGCAAGGGAACTGTCGCAATCTTCTGCGACGGTTCCGACAACTTCTTGGTTAGCCCAATGAAACTGGAATACGGGTATGCCCATCCATTCGTCATGTTGCGCAATTACGATGTACCCGAACATTTTTACCCTATTGGTGAACTTGAGTCTATTGAGCCTCTGCAATATGAACTGAACTCAACACGTACCCAGATGATGAATCATCGCAAGCGATTCTCCCGTAAGTGGCTTTACAAGGAGTCTGCTTTTGACCCACAGGGTCGTAGTGCGCTGGAAAGCGATGAAGACAATGTGATGGTTCCAGTTGTGGGAGATGAACCACTTGGTGGTGTTATCACTCCAATGCCAGCAGTTGTCAACCCACCCGATATGTACAACATGTCTGGTGTCATCATGCAGGACATTGACCGAATTTCTGGCGTTGCAGAGTTTATGCGTGGTGGAGTATCCGAAATCAATCGCACAGCCACTGAAGCGGCAATGATTCAAGATGCGGCTAACGCACGTACATCGGACAAACTTGCTGCAGTTGAGCGAGTGATTGCTGACTGTGCCAAGCGTTTGATTGGTCTTGCTCAGCAGTTCATGACTGGTGAACAGGTTGTACGTGTGGTGGGTTCTCAGGCGATGCCGATTTGGGTTACCTTTGACCGCGATTACATCCTTGGCGAGTTCGACTTTGAGGTTGAGGCTGGTTCTACTCAGCCAGTAAATGAATCGTTCCGTCGCCAGATGGCTCTCCAAATGGTTGATGCTTTGGCTCCATTTGTGCAACTGGGCGTCGTTGACCCCAATGCACTGGCTCGCCACATTCTTCAGTTTGGATTTGGCGTCAAAACGCCTGAAGCGTTTTTGGCGCAACAGCAACAGCAACCTGGAATGCCACCACAGGGTGCACCGCAAGGTCCACCAAACCAGGGTGGTATGCCACCAGTTGACCCTATGGCTCTTCAAGCAATGATGGAACAACAACAGCAGATTCCTACTGGTGGTATGCCGATGCCTACGTCCATGCCAGATGGTGTTCTTGCCGCTCTTCAGAGTCAGGTCGGTTTGCCGAACACTCAGATGTAACGCTTTTGCATATACATAGAGCAACCACTAACTAGGACTCTGGAGCGATGAGCGAAGAAATTTTTGATACCGAAGCCACGGAACCCGATTTCGGACAAGCCGTAGGAGATGAGGAAACAGGGCAATTTGAGTCTATTGACTTTCTGCCCATTGATGAATACGCTGACAAGTATGTCAAGGTAATTGTTGATGGGGACGAAGTTGAAGTCCCACTCAAGGAAGCCCTTTCTGGCTACCAGCGTCAAGCGGACTATACCCGTAAGACACAGGAGTTGTCAGAACAACGTAAACAAGTGCAGTTTGCAACAGCAATCCAACAAGCGTTGGACAATGACCCGTTACAAACTATTGAACTGCTCAAGGGACACTATGGTGTCAATGAGAATCTTGACAGTCTGGAAGAAGATGACTTCTTCGCAGACCCGATGGAAAAGCAGTACAAGCAACTTGAAAGTCGTCTGCGTTCTTTTGAAGAACGTCAGGCACTTGAAGAGTTGGAACGCACAATAGGTTCGTTGCAAACCAAATATGGGGAAGACTTTGATGCAAATGAAGTTGTTTCAGTTGCACTAGCACAAGGTCGCACAGACATTGAAGCCGTGTACAAGCAGATTGCGTTTGACCGTCTATTTCAACAGAAGGCTGTAAGCCAGAAGGTGATAGAGGACCAGACCAAGAAGCAGGGTGCGGTTGTCAGTTCTAAGCGACAGAATGCTGTTGTTTCTGGTGCTTCACCTGCAAAGAGTTCTACCCCAGATGCTGGTCCAATTACATCACTACGAGATGCTTTCAGTGCGGCTAAAAACCAACTGGGCATGTCTTAACTTTTAGGAGGCTACTATGCCAATTCATGGAGATTCACTTCAGGTTCTTCTTTCAACGACCCTGAGCAACTACCGTGCACAACTTACCGACAACGTATTTACGGCTCGCCCGTTGACGTACTGGTTGACCGATAAGGGTCGTATCCGTATGGTCAATGGCGGTGTGAAGATTGTTGAGCCGTTGATTTACGGAACCAACTCAACCGTTGGTTCGTACACTGGTACTGACACGATTTCGCTCACGGCGCAGTCGGGTATCACAGCGGCTGAATACGATTGGAAGCAGTACGCTGCTTCTATCGCAATCACTGGTATTGAAGAAGCACAGAACAACGGCGAACAGGAAATCATCAACCTGTTGGAAGCAAAGATTATGCAGGCTGAAGAGTCAATTCGTGAGGGCATGAACACCATGTTCTTCGGAGATGGCACTGGCAACTCCAGCAAGAACTGGAACGGCTTGGCAAACATCGTTGACAACACTGGTTCTGTTGGTGGTATTGATGCAACGTCGACCAACACTTGGTGGCGTTCATACAAGGAAACAACTGCAACCGCTTTGACGGTGGCGCAGATGTTGACCGCTTACAACACGACCTCGGTTGGTAATGACCACCCAGACGTTATCCTCACGACTCAAACACTGTTTGAGAAGTACGAGACGCTGCTCCAACCGCAACTCCGTTACACCGACACGAAGACCGCTGACCAAGGGTTCCAAAACCTTCTGTTCAAGGCCGCTCCTGTCATGTACGACACGGGTTGTACGGCTGGTGTGATGTACTTCCTCAACAGCAAGTACCTCACGCTTGTGGGTCACAGCGACAAGTGGTTCGCACAGACGGACTTCATCCGTCCCGAGAACACCGATGCTCGCTATGCGCTTATCTTGTCGTACGGCAACCTGACCTGTCGCAACCGTGCGAAGCAGGGCAAGTTGACTGCAAAGACCGCCTAGTAGTAATACTGGGTTCAATTCGGGGGACTGGGCTTCGGTCCAGTCCCCCAAAACCTTCTCAAGGAGAAAACAATGTTGGAAAAAGGTTCTAAGAAGCCAAGCAAAGTTGCACGTTCGATTCCTTCAAAGTCTGCTTCATCTAAGGCTGGTCGTCTTGGTGCAGGTGCTGATAAGAAGGCATCTGCTTCGTCGCCCAAGGCTAAGGGTATGCGCCAGATTGACGCATATTTGACAAAGACTGCTGGCCCTCGTGGTAGTGCAAAGTACAAGGCGGCACGTGCTGGTCTTGTTGGTGGTATTAAAGCCGCAACAAAGGGCAATAAGGCTGAGAAGTCGTCAATGGTTCCAAAGCCCAAGTCCCCTGTCAAGGGTGCAAAGAAGAGTGCACCTGCTCGTGCACCGCGTCGTTCCAGGGATTACTGATGAGTGCTAAGGGCGAGAAGTATCTTTCTAAGAAGGGTATGAAGAGCCACGAAAAGTCGGAAGGCTCTAAGGAACGTATGAAAGAATACGGTTCAAAAGCCAAGAAGAAGAAGCGCAAGTAGCCCTAGTAACGAATCCACCTATGTGTGATGAGTCAAAAACTAGCACACACACTGTATGGAGAACCTAGCGTTCGGGATGCTAAGCCAGCAAATTCGGCTTACGGGTCACGACCTGCACCGATTGGCGCACCCTATGTGGGGCGCAATCGCTGTATTGCAAACGAGGACACTTGCGAGGGTCCACGTGCCAAGGGTACGGATTACTGCATTGGTCACATTCGGTCGCTAAAGATTGATGTTCCAGATGTAGATGAGGTTGAGGCAGAATGACGACTACCAGTTCCATTGTTGATACAGTCCGCGAAATTGTGGACATGGACGAGGTGGACCTTCCCCTGTCGTTGATTCAAACCTATTTGCGTGATGGGTTTGACCGCATGATTAATCTTGAGCGTCGTTGGTCGTTTTACGAAACGTCAACAACATTGTCAACAATAGCGGATACACGTGAGTATGCGTTTTCTTCTATTGGGTCTGGTAACTTCCGAGAGATTACCAGCATGGTTGATAGCACCGCTGGCGGTTTCCGTCTTACGTTGATTGATTACGATGATGCTGAAAAGATTTGGTTGAACACCACAGATACAGCAAGTCGCCCGTTGTACTTTGCGCATTGGGCTGGTTCTATTCACCTGTTCCCAAAGCCAGATATGGTGTACACGTTGAATGTGCGTGGTTATCGTAAACCTACTTATGCGTGGGTTACTGATACGACTGGCGTGTTGGAACCTGATTGCGATGACCGTTTGCATCATGCTTTGATTTATTATGCGGTATCTCAGGCGTACAAGCGTCAGGAAGATACCGAGTTGTCTGCCGTGTATAAGCAGTCGTTTGATGAGGCTGTTGCTTTGGCTCGTCGTGAGTTGATGCGCCCTGAGTCGCATCGTCCTATGGTCATGTCGAGCGGTCGTCCTGGTCCAAGTTTCAACTATTGGTTGCAGTCGCTTGGCAAACAGATTGGAACCTGATGGCTTCTAATCTGCGTTTGTTTCGTCAAGATGATTTTACTGGCGGACTGAATCTTCGGTCTGACCAGTTTCAATTGGCTGATAATGAGTCACCTGATTTGTTGAATATGGAGATTGACCCACGTGGTGGGTTGTTCTCTCGTGGTGCTATGCGCCGACGAAACACCAGCGCAGTGTCGGCTACCTGGACTCCAAAGTCAATGTATCCGTTTTATGGGTCTAGTCGCTTTGCAATGATTTCCACTGGCTCTACTGTATTTGCGTCAGATACCGCAAACACCAACACTAACCTTACTGTTTCTTCTGTGGCATTGGCGGTGACTGCACCTTATGGTGCGTCATTCGCCCAATGGGGAACAAACTGTTATATCGCTGTCGGTGCTTCTGGTACTGCTGGATATAAGTTTAATGGAACCACAACTACAGCGTTGACTGTTAGTGCTACTGGTGCTTGGCAGGAGTCGTATCAGACACCAACTGGCACTCATATGCCTAAGGCTAACTTGGTTATTTCTCATGCTGGCAAGTTGTTTGTCGCAGATACAAACGAGAACTCTACAGCGTTTCCAAATCGTCTTAGGTGGTCACATCCCAACAGTCCTGAGTCGTGGGCAAGTTTGGATTACATTGATATCAATGATGGTTCTAGTGGTATTACTGGTCTTGCATCGTTCAACGGAGCGTTGTTGATTTTCAAGGACAATGCGACATACATGTTGCTTGGTTACGATTCAACAACATTCCAGGTTGTTGAAGTGTCTAGAAAAGTTGGTTGTCTTAGCCCTCAGTGTGTAGCAGTTACTGAGCGTGGTGTTTTCTTTTGGTCAAGCACTGATGGTTTGATGTGGTTCAATGGCAAGGGTTTGGTCAATCTTTTTGAACCTTTGTTGACCGCTATTCAGTTGAACCAAATCAATAGTACATCCAAGGGTTCTCATTACGTGAATGAGATTGCTGGAAGAATCTGGGTGAGCGTTCCATATTCCACAACCACAAGCGTTACTTATCCAACTACCTCGTTTGTGTATGACCCCAGCATCGGCAGGTCTGGTAGTTGGACAAGGTTCGCAAATACTATTGGTGGTAGTAACTACGGTATTGCTGGTGGTTGCACATTTATTGCATCAAACGGAGAAGTTTTAAGATTGGCTTTGCATCCAAATACTTCTGCAATCTTGAAGGTTGATGACTACAACTACGATACTGATGCAATTTCAACTACATCTTCTAGCGAGTTGTTCACTTCTTATTATCGTACACGTTGGATTGATGGCGGTTCTTATTCGCAGAAGAAGATGTTCCGCCGACCAGATTTTGTTTTAAAGCAGGTTCCTACTACACGCACTATGACGGTTGACGTTTATCATGATTATGAGGAGTCTGCTGGTGGTGTGCAAAAAACTATCACTGTTCCATTGACTGGTTCTGGTAGCAGTGCTGGTGCTACGGCTTTGGTGTGGGGTGTTGGACAGTGGAATGTGAACTATTGGAGTTCACCGAATGTTGGTTCGTTTGTTAAAACAATCTCAACTTTGGGGTTGGCCCGTTCTGCACAGATGGTAATTAACGGACCGAGTGGTTCTTCTGGTTCACGATACTGGGGTATCGATAGTATGACATTGAAATATTCACCAAGAAAGGTTAGGGCATAATGGCTTCAGTAGGAACTATTACAAGTTTTTCAAACAACACAATTGCTGACCCGACAGCGGTTAACACCAACTTCAACAACTTAAAAGTGTTTGCCGAAGGTAGCACTATTCACATTGACGGTACTGGATGGTCAACCCTTACTGGGTTGTCCATCACATTCCCTGCATCTAAGTTGCTTGGTACTGTTGCTGTAGCAAATGGTGGTACTGGCGCAAGTACAGCGGCGGCAGCAAGAACAAACCTGGGAACTCCTGGTGTTGGTGCTTCTGGAATCTTTACAGCAAGCAACACAATTACAGTGTCGACATCTACTGCTACTGGTGGTAGTAACGGGGATATCTGGATTAAGATTTAATATGTCAACTTTGTACGTTAAAAACTCTAGTGGTGTTTGGACTCTTGTTCCAGATGGAACCGCCGTTTCTGTAAAGAACGGTGGTGCTTGGGTCAACCCCACGAGTGTTTCGGTCAAGAACTCCAGCGGTGTGTGGACTACAGTATGGAACAAGTCTGACCCAGTAACGTACAACTTTAACATTACCGATGTTGAAACATTTGATAGTACTGGTTGGAACCCCACAGGTACAGCAAACTATGGGTACATTGGAAGTTTTGGTACTAGTGCTGAACGTGTTGCTGTATTCAACTATGGTGTAAACTCTTTGTGGGCAATTGCATTGGCAACTCGTCCAGTTGTAAAGTCTGCAAGTTTGACTCTGAAGCGTGACACGTCTTCTGGTACGAACAACTTTACCGACACTTTGTATCTGGGTTTATATACTGGAACTTTCAACTCTGGTGCACCATCATATTCAAACCTTGACTTCTCGCCAAACCTTTCACGTGCGGATACGTACACACAGGGAAGCACATATACGTTCAACCTGGGAACAACATTCGGTCAAGAGGTTGCCAACGACCTTGCTGTCGGTGGCATTGTGAACATCGCTATGTCTGGTGTTTCATCTGGATGGTCAACCGCTGGCGGCACAACAGATAACTATTGGAGTCGCTGGCAGGGTCCATCAACTGGTTATACACCAGTTCTCAGTATTACTTTGGATTATTCGTAGGTCGTTATGCCCAGAGCAACTTGGACAGCCCCAACATATTTGAACTTTAACGGAAGCGATGCGCTTCCGCTTCAGACAACTTTTACATCGCTTAAAAGTTATTTGAAAACTTTAGACAATGTTGTTGGTTGTGGTTTATATAAGAACACTACACAGTCCTTGACGACTGCAACTTCAACCGCTATAACTTTTGGAGCAAGTGACGTTGAAGATTTTGATACACACAGTTTTCATTCGACAACAACCAACACTTCACGAATCACTATTCCAAACTCACTTGGCGGTGTGTATCAGATTTCTGCTGGCGCACGTTTTGATGCAAACGCAACAGGGGTTCGATACATCAGTGTGTTCCTGAATGGTCTTGCTATTGCGTTGTCGATGGCTCCCAATAATGGAACAATATCTGGTTCTGGATGCTCAATATATACAGCAGTCAAACTTATTCCTGGTGACTATATAGAACTTAACGCTTATCAAAACTCTGGTGGTGCACTAAACGTGGGCGCAGTTGGTGCAACTGGTAAGCAAACTTATCTCTCTGTTGTATATGCGGGCGGAGTTTAGGAGAACAATATGGCTACAATGGATTTCACGGCATTCAACAATGCGCGAACTGGATACAACAAGCAACGTGCTAGTGGTCTTGCGCAAAACGCATATAAGCGTTTTCTGGCAAGACAACGTGGCGACCGCAATGCTTTCAATATCAATAAAAAGTTCGAGATTGAAACACCCAATTTGGTAAATCAATTTTCACGTAGGGGATTGGCTGGTCCCAATGTGCAGTCTGGTTTATATGCACGTGGTTTAACTGATTTGGCAAATACAAAGACTGCAGAAATGTTTGCAAATCAAGAAGACTATGACCAGACTTTACAACAACTTGGTTTCAGTGATGCGGAAATTAACGCACTATACAACCAACGCATGGCTGAATTGCAAGCGGCAAAGAATGCTCGTATTGCAGAAACTGCTGGAATATTGAATGCCAACAAGAGTTGGTTTAACTAGGAGGAATTATGGCTACTGACAATAACTATAGGGGTCAAAGTTACTCCGATAAAGAAATTGCAAAAACTGTACCGTTTATTGATTTTGCTGGAATGACACCAGAAGATTTCCAGTATGACAATAAGGGAATGATTGTTGGTGTTTCACCAAAATTTTCCGCTGGAACATCTACCAAAGATTTGACGTCTAACGCAGATAAGGCAACATACGCAATGTTGACTGGACAGGGTGCTGGAACTGGTGCTGGAGCAAGTTCTGCCGTAAAGAAAGGTAAGAAGACAATCAATGATGCCTATGCAACATTGATTGCTTTTTTGTCCAAACAACAGAATCCTTGGGCAAATATGAAGGCACAAAATACCGCAACTGACCCGCAGTTACAGCAGTTGTTGCAAACGCAGGGTGTTGATACTACGCCAACACAGCAGTTTGCTTCTATGTTGAATACACAAGGGCAGGGTCAGGCTGATGCTTTTCAGAATCTGATTAACATCATGGGTGGAACATATGAAGAAGGTCGTACTGCAAACAAGGCAAACGCAAAGTACGACCAAGCGGTTGCACTTGCAAATCTTTTGAAAGCATTTGGAGGATAATATGGACCCCAAGGAAATACAAAAACTTTTAAAACTTGTCCCACAGGCACAACGTGCAACTCTTTTGGCTTACTTGTCTGGAAATTACAATCCAATGTCTGGTGGAACAAATTCTGCTTTGTGGAATCAATATGCGGATTCCCCAGATACTCCTCAAACAATTCAGGAGTTAATGGGTTTGGTGGAACAAGGTTACAACGAGTTTCAAATTCAAGCGTTTATTGACCAACAAGAACCAGACGACAATGGATTTATTGGCGATTCTCAAATGCAGGCAACTACGTTGAAATCATTGGCTAAAAAACTTCAAGAAGAAAAGTCTTCATTGAAGAATGAGGATGTTTTCACAAAACTTGGTGTCAGTTCTCCGTTGGATTTATATACTTCTGAAACTGTTCCACTTCCTGAAAGTCAAGTCAAGGTTATTGAACAACTTCGCAAAAGTGGAAAGTCTTATGCACTTGATGCCCTGAAGGCTGACCAGGATTATCAGAAGGCTTTATTCAATTATCAGTTTGGTGAAAGAAAATATCAAACTGGTATCGAGGATGCTTTGAAGCAAAAAGCCAGTGGTTGGCAACAATTTTTGACTGACCCAGCCGATGCTTTTGTTACGACAATAGAAGGTGCAATTAGTCCAGAGGGAATATTGAAACACTATGGGGAACATGAATTCCAGGCTGACAGGGACAAGGGAAATAAGAAACTAGCAGAGTACGAAAAGTCGGTTACTCCACAGCGAATCAAATCCTACAAAGATTATTTGTATGGTTCTGGTGGGCTTAGGCAGCGAGATGCCGCTAAATGGCGAGCACAGCAGTCTTCCGAAGCAGAAAGCGCAGTTCGGGAGGGTGTGCTCAACGCCTATAAGAGGGTTGGCAGGACTCCCACTATGGATGAACTTGACGCTATGGTCAAGTATCTTCAATAGATGTAACGATTCTCTCTAGGGTATGGCTAATCCGTATGATGACCCTAGGTATCAACTTGCCCGCCTGAAGGCTTCTCAGGGCGGAGGCGTTTCCTTTGGGCGGTCTGTTGGTTCAGCACCTGGAAGGTTGCCTGCAGAGATAGTTCAACGTCAACAAACATCTGGTGGCGGTTCTGGTCTTGGTGCGTCAGCACTTCAGGGTGTTTTGAGTGGTCTGGAAAAGATTGCACTTCCTGGAAAGATTGTTGTTGCTGGACTGGAACAGGCGGCTAATTCGCTAGATGGCGACCCTGCCACAAAAGTTTCCTGGTCTGATTTCAAGAAAAATATAAGCGACAAAGAATACGGTTTTGGTAAGGCTTTCAATCCGAATACGGGAATGATTTGGCTTGACCGTTTGATTGGTTTTGCTGGAGATGTTGCAACTGACCCATTGACCTATATGACTTTTGGTGCGGGTCACTTTGCTGGATATTCTGGTCGTCTTGCTCTTGCTGGTAAAGTTCTTGAAACAACTGGTGATAATGCACTTGCCGCTTCTGCGGCTCGTCTTGGTCGTGCGGCTTTAAGTGCTGAAGATTTATCTCGCCTTGGATTGAATAAGAGTGGCGTGTATTTTTTTGGGAAGAAATTGCCTGCTGTTCGTGTTCCATTTTCCGAAGGTGTTGGAATGCGAGCAGAACGTGCATTGGCTAAGTTTCGTATAGCAACTTCAGAGACACGACTTGGACAAACGCTCCAAGGAAAGTTCATGAACAAGTCACTGCACGAGGCAAGACTTCGCCTTGCTCGTGGACTTGCCAGCCCAGAAGAGGCCGCTGGAATTATTAAGTTGTTGAACTGGGAAAATACTGCACGTGCAATCAGTGGTGAAACACTACGCAATACCACTACACGGCTCGCAAATACATTGGAGCAAGAGGCTCCTAAAGGATTTGAGGTTTACCGTGGGTCTCTCTATCGTGTAATTGAGGAACCTGCTGTTGCCGCTATGGCAACTGCTGATGAGGTGCGGGCGGCTGAGGTTTGGAAAAATTTCCTAAAGACTTTGTACGATGAGGTTGATACTGTTGCTCAACAGATTGACCCAGCATTAAAGTTTGGTTTTGTTCGTGATGGTTATATTCCGCGAGTACTGTCTGAAGATGCTTTTAAATATATAAACGATTTAAATAATCCACACGCAAATGATTTGTTCAAACAGTTTGTTAAGGATGGTGCTATCGACGAGGGTGGTGCGTTCAAGACTCGTGGGTTGGTTGAGAAGAGCAAGTTTTTTGGAAAAACTTTGGAAAAAGATGATTTGACGGTTTCACGTTTGAATCAAATTGCTCGTGAGGCTGGGTTCCAGGGCAACTTCTTTGAAACAGATATTCAGAAATTAATGACCTCATATGTTGAGGACTATTCAAAACAGATTGCAACACTGTCTCGTTACAAGTATCTAAAAGATGCTGGTGTTATCAATTTTGGTCGTGATGCAGAATGGGAATCAACCTTTGTTGATTCCATGGCTGTTGATGATGCAAGAAAACTGGTTCGTGAATCCGTTGAGGGTGTAGCACAATCTTTGAAGGATAAAAAATCTGCCATTGAAGATTTGGTCAAACAATTAGAAAAAGTTTCCAAAGAGATGGAGGCTTCAATTCCAAAAATGGAATCTGGTTTAGCAGACCTGGGTGTTCGTCGTCTTGCAGTTACAGAAATGGAAGACAAATTCAATTTGCTTTCTGCACAATTGTCGGATGCAATGGCTCGTCTATCCGAAATGCAAGATTCGTTTGGAAGAATGTTTTATGGACACGACAATCCTTGGTTGCGCGCAAACGTGGTTGATACGCTTGGATTAACTCCAGAAGATTTCAATATGGATGCAGTAATTAAGGCCCTTGGTGCTGAGGATGCGGCAGACCCGTTGGTAAAACAGTTCATGGAAATGTTCGGAACTGCTGGTGCTAAATGGATTAAGTCAGAAGGTTTGCCTGCCGCTTCTGGACCAGTTTTGATTCAGAATCTTTTTGACACAATCGACAATCTGAAACTTCGCATTCAAAATCTTGACCTGGACAACAAAGCAAGCAAAGCATTTGCAGATTTGGCGAACGGAATTGTCGGAGACCAACAATCAATTGTTGATAATCTTGTAAAAGAACTTACGGACGCAACAAGCCAACTTGATATTCTTGAAAAACAATTTGTTACCGCTATTTCAAGCGGTCAAATGGTTGAAGAGAATATAGCGAAAGCAATCAAGGGTATAGTTTTTAAGGATGATGTTCCTGGTGCTGATGTCTACAATGCTATTAGGTCAATTGCTGGTGCTTCTGGTTTAGACCCATCTGTACGTGCAAAGATGTTGATGAACTTTCCAGATTCTGGGATGTATACATTTGAATCTTTCCGTGATTGGTTTGCAAAAGAACTCGCATCAAATAGTGATGCGGCAAAATTGTGGAACGAAATTGCCGTAACCGTATGGGAGCAAACAAGTAAAAAGGGCGAACGTGTTGCGTACGGCGGTGCAAAACTTTTGCAAGAGCGTTCATTCGCCATGAGTTATGAAGATTTCTCAAGAGCGTTAATTGAGGGTATGTCGCATGATGCTACGTTGAGAAATGCTCGTGAATTGGCGGCACATCTGATTATGCGCGACATGCGCATCTACGGTTCGCTCGACAAGATGCCAGATGGGGTTCGGGATAGGTTGTTGCGACTTGTTGAAGTAGCGAAACGAGCCTCACAAGTTGACTCGGATATTGAAAAGTCATTGGTCCAGAAAGCACAGATTAAAAGTGTCACAATGTTTGATGACAAGTGGGATGGAATCGTCGAAGAAGCAACAACTGAAATCGACAGATTTACATCCGTCGATTCTGCTTGGTCGAAAATTAATAAAAAAATTAATGACAGCGAGAGATGGGCAAAACGTGAGTTTGATGTCATTGACGGGGTTGATGTACCGAGAACTGCCGAACAAATAGCAGAGGATGTTCGTATTGCGCGAATCAATGCGGACTCACGTTACCCGTCACAGATTATTCAAGAACTTGAACAAGATGTATTTGTGGCACAAACACTTGATGGCATGCGAGCAATGGGCATGGACATTGACACGTGGGGTCTTTACGAACTGCGTGATGCAATGTTGAAAATTAGAGACGAGCACTTTAGGCAAATTGATACTCCAAAGTACCTGAATCCTAGCAGGGCTAAAAATCTTGAAAAAGATTTTGAAGCACTGCAGAAATTGAAAAAAGAACTTGGAGATTTGACTCAACGCAAATACAGAATGATTGACGCTTCGGAAGAAGTTGTCAAGATGGGTCAAGTTAAGAAAATGTTTGGTGGTGCAAGTATTGAGGATGACCTTGCTTCTATTGAGAACGAAATCAATAGAGTCAAGGCAGAAATATTAAAGAGAGAAACCGCCATTGGTGGTACTAACGAAACAATCAAGTTGACTGCACGGCAAACAATTATCAAGTATCAGAATCAAAGAGAAAAATTGATTAACGCTTTTTCTGGTTCACGTGCAAAGAGATTGTTGCGTCTTCGCAAGGGTGCTGAATATGGTCAGCAAATAAAGAATGAACTACTTGATGAGGTTATGCGTTATAATCTCGTGTCCGAGGTTCACGCAACAATGGATACATTGTCAAGGTTGATGTTGCCACTTGGAAACATTCCAACAGAAAAAATGTACAATGATGTTGTACGTAATGTTGCCAAAAAGTATCTGGATTCTGCTTACAGATACCGTGACGATATTGAAATTGCTGAATCCGCACTTACATCGATGAGGCAATTGTTTTCAGAAAGAATGCGTGGTGCGGTAGACACGGAGACTCCTGGTTCTGTCTCCTCCATTTTCCGTGAAGTTGTTGATTCGGTCATGCAGGGCGAAGCAACCAATTCTGCTGTCAATCGTATTCTTGGTCCTCGCCTTACTGGCGACGACCCACAAATGTTGATTGATGGATACATGAGAATGAAGACCAGGAATTTTAAAGCCTTGTCTGAAACTGATGAAAGTGTTGCTTCAATTACAGCATGGTTGCAGGAAAAGCATCCAGATTGGTTGAAGAAGATGCGTGAATATCGTAATCTTCCAGAATCAAAGAATAAGAACTGGACTCCAGCGGCAATGATGCGTCGTCGTTACGAGGAAGAGGTTTTGATTCCTTGGTTTAAACGTGCATATCCAGATGAAACAACTGGTATGAGTGCTGGAAAAATTATCGAAACTCTTAAGGGTATTTCTGGTGAACGCATTGGTCGACGTGGGCGCACTACTCAGGTTGCGCTCACTGTTGAGGATGTTGCAAGACAGGCGGAAAACGCCGCTGTCAAGAAAGCGGCTTTGGTTGAACCTGGAAAAGTCACAGAGGCTTACAAGGTTACTTCTGCAACTGAAAAAGTTGCAAAGGTTCGTGGGCGCAAATCTGCTATTGGTCCATTCCATCCGATGGCTTCAGAAAGTGATGTATATAATTTTCTTGATTCGTTGTTGACGACACAAACAACCATGTCACGTGCAACCTACAACAGGGCTGGAACCGCTGAGGCTGGTATTTCTGCTTTGTCTATTGGTGTTCTTGATACTGCCAAGGCAAGGGCAAGGCAACAAGTTTCTGCACTTGAACGACTTGTTGACCCATTCACTGATGTTTATAAATGGCTTGAGAATCCTGTTGGTTCTTTTAGGACAACAACCGCAAGTGGTTATATTGATTGGTTGAATAGCATTGCAGACCAGTTGGAGGGTGATGCGGCTCGCATTCCTGGCAGATACAAAGACAAGGAAGGTTTGTTGTCTAGGGCTTTGCAGTTGGATGCGGAAGCGGAACGTGTACAAAAACAAATTGATGGCATGGCTGTTGAATACGGACCTGATATGACTGAGCCAGAATTTGTTTTCAATAAGGCTTCAAAAGAATACAAGGCTCGTCGAGCCGCCCGCATTGATGCGTACAAGAAATTGACTTCTTCTCCAGAGTATCTCAAGGCAATGAAGGACAGAGAAACTGTTGATGTACTTGTTGCTTTGGCTGAACTTGATTTGTCTGTTAACAATTTCAGAAATGGTTTTAGAACTGTTGATGCTGGCAAAGTTGATAGTTTAATGAAAACAACAAGTCTTCATTCTCAACGTGTTGAAAATCTCAAAACAACAATTGAGGGATTGAAGAATGAACTTGATGAAAACTTGATTTTGCGCACAGAAGAACGTGCTGCAATTGCGGAGCAAATCACGGCGAACGAGGAAGAGTTGGCACGTTTGCAGGACGAATATCAAATGATTGGTACTCCAGATGATTTGTCAGGTTTTGCTGTAATTGAGCGTAAGAATCCAGATGGAACAATCGTGAAAGAGGCAATCACTTTTAGTGATGCCGAATGGCGAGCACTTTACAATGTTCCTGGAACCTACGATAAACCTGCTGCTTCAATTCGTAGGGCAACAAACACACTGAAAACCCTTGATGATTCAATTTCGGAAACACAGAAAGAAATTTCTCGTCTTGAATTATTTGTTGCAAAAAATGAAAAAGAAGCAACAAACATACGTGATAGGCGTCGTGCTGTTGTTCGTGAAAAATATGATACTGAGCAAAAAATTGCAAACTTGCGTAAGTCCAAGTTGCAAATTGAATATCAGTTCTCAACACGTACGGTTGGACCAGATGAGGCTCGTCGCCTCAATGCAACTCTTGCTAGTCTTGATTCTCAGATTGCATCAGGTGAAGCACGTTTAAAGACGCTGAAGGGTATGGTTACCAAGGGTGACAAGAGACTCGCAAAAGTTGGATATGGGGAATCTGTTGCCGTAAAGCGACAGATTATGGAATTGAAGTCACAGATTGCACAGATGAAGCAGAAGGCTGATGTGCAACGTGCTTTTATTGCTTCACTTGACCCTCAAGTTCGCGCATCGGCGTTGGAGAAAATGGATATTCTTGTTCATGGACGCAACGGACAGTTGCCCGTGTTCACAAAAGACTCTTTGCAAACTTTTATTGATAAGGCTAAATCGATTGACAAGACTATAAATCTTGATTCTGGTTTGGTGACTGTTCGCAGAAATGCGATTAAAGAAGCGTTTGATTCCACTCCTGAAAGTGCTGTAATTGCAAGAGCAAATACGATGCACGATGCCTACTATCTTGAAGAGTATTTCCAAATGTTAAAGAACAAGGATACTCTTGTCGCAAATGCACAAACGGCACGAAAGTCTGCTTCCGATGTCGAGATTGAAATTCAAGACATTATTACAAAGGGCAACGATTCTCGTGAGTCGGCAGAAAAAGTTCTTAACAGAATTATTTCTGCCATGGAATCACGTGGGTTTACTGTTCCTCCATCTTTGAAAGACCCATTGAGCGAAGATTTCAAAACTGCTATGAATCAATTGCGTACTCGCGCAAAAGATGTTGAGAAGTCTATTAAAGAGGGAACTCCTGGTGCGTCAACTTCTGCAGTACCTGGTTTTAGAGAGGGTGTTGAGGCTGAGTACAAAGCGGCTAAACCTCAACTTGTTGAACGTAAATTGTCCCTTGAAGAACAGCGTGTTCAGGCACAGGGAACTATTGATTCCGCTCTCGCTATGGGCAATAAGCAAGTTGAAATTCAAAAGGCTAACAATGCTTTGCGTACTGAAGCAAAGAAACGTCTTGCTGTATTGTCAAAGTTGACAGATGATGCATATAAGAAGCGTTGGGAAAGATTGTTCAAGTCTGTTGAGGGAGCACGTAAGGACGTTGCCAAGTTAACTAAAGCCGCAGATGATGCGGCTGATAATGTTGCTCGTCAATATGACAGCATATTCACCTTAGAAGAAGCACTTTATGGACCAACTGACAGGGTTGGTGGAATACCTAATTTGATTGAAGAAATGAAATCCACCAGGAAGCAGATTGGTGATGTATTGTCAAGTCTGCCTGCTGGTTGGAAAGATGTTCTCAAGACGAAGGGAATCACAGATACAAAGACTGGCATGTGGGTTGACATCTTTAAGTGGGTTGAAGCGAATCGTGAGTTCTTTGGGAAGTTGACTGCTGGCGATTTGGAAGACCCCGTGAATCAGGCTGTGTCCAGAGCGTTTGAGGCTGAAGGTAGATTCTTGATTGAGTCCATGCGAGGTCAACATGCCAAGTTCAGGTTGGATTCTTTGAGTGAGGGTATTGTTCAGAATAATATTCTCAAGCCTTGGGAAGATGGCTATGAGAAGATGGCAAAGAAACTTGGGTTGAACAAGGGTCAAAAATCTTTGGCTGAGTTGGGAATGCCAAGTTTGTATGGCAATAGTGAATTTGTTACAACATTGGAAAATATTGGACGCATTCGCAGTAGTGCTGTTGCAAATGAATTGAGCAGATTCATGAGCGGATATACAAGATTCTTCAAGGCTTATGCAACTGCAACTCCTGGTTTCCATTTGCGCAACGCAATCAGCAACACATTCCAAATGTTTGCTGGTGGCGCAGATGTTGCAAACATGACTGAAGGTTTGAAGTTGTGGGGTTCTTTCCGTGAGGCTTTGATGTCTTCTGATGAACGTGCTATTGAAAAATGGTTGGCTTGGATTCCGCAGGAACAACGAGCGCAGGCTGAAATTGCAAAGAATGTTTACTTTGCCCTTGGTGGTGGACGAACAGAAGAAGCGTTGTCGGAGTTTGTAAAGAAGGGTGGTTCAACACTGGTTGATAATCCAGTGTTGAACTTGAGTCGCAAGACTGGTCAACGTATCGAAGGTTCTGCTCGTTTCATTTTTGCTTTTGATTCAGCCAAGAAAGGTATGGAGTTCAACGATTCGTTCGCACGTGTAAAGCGTTACCTGTTTGACTACAATGACCCGACAGTAATGGATGAGGCTGTTCGTGGAATTATTCCATTCTGGACCTGGATGTCGCGCAACCTTCCGTTGCAATTGGTGAACAGATTCTCCAATCCAAAGGCTTACCTCATTTACAATCGGTTTGCACTGAATATTGCTGGTCAACCTATTCCTAATATGCCTGAATGGATGCAACAAGGTGGTGCTATTCCGATTGGTGGGTCTAACGTGTTCATGCCAGACCTTCCGCAAAATGCTGCTGAAGATGTTTTGAGAAACATTTCCAAACCTTCAACATTATTGAGTTACGTAAACCCTGGTGTTCGTGCACCATTGGAGTTCTTTGCTGGTAAGAAGTTTTTTACTGGACAGAATTTCTCTGACCGTTACTACAAGGTGACTGGTGCTAACAAGGCTGTGATTCCTTTGCTTGCGGCAATGGGTCAACTTGAATACAACCAACAGGGAGAAGCGGTTGCCTCTGAAAAGGGAATGTACATGTTGACAAGTTTGATTCCAACATTGGGTCAAGCGAACAGATTGTTCCCACCTGTTGATGGTGGTTTCAGCGGATATGCGGCTATGAACTGGGCTGGTATTCCAATCAGGCAGGTAACTCCGCAGATGCAAAGGTCTACTGTTATGGCCAGGAAACGTCAGAAGCAATCAGAGAAGTCCAAGCGACTCAACATTGAAAGGGCACAGTAATGGCATCCCGTAAAGACCCACGACTCGCCAGGGCTGGTGTATCTGGGTATAACAAACCGAAGGCTACGCCGACACATCCAAAGAAGTCTCATATTGTAGTTGCGAAACAGGGGTCGCAGGTGAAGACGATTCGTTTTGGTCAACAGGGTGTGAAGGGTTCTCCGAAGAAGGCTGGCGAATCCGCATCGTATGCGGCTCGCCGTAAGTCGTTCAAGGCTCGTCATGCAGGCAACATCGCCAAGGGCAAAATGTCTGCGGCGTACTGGGCAGACAAGGTGAAGTGGTGACATGAAGTATCCAGAGTCAAGGATGTCGATTCCCAAAGACCTAAAGGGTGTGGACAATGGGAAACTTCCGAAGTCCAAGTTGTCGAAGATTGAATGTGGTGGGGAGATGTGGAAGTGGGCGGCTTTGTGCTTCAACTTGATGTACAAGGAAGCAAAGAAAGCAGGCATCACACTCAAAAACATTGGCGACTACAGAACATTCCAACGTCAGTTGGAAATGTTCAACGAACGCTACTTGTTAGAAGATGAGGGACGTATCCCTAGGGTGACCAGAAAGTATCAGGGTAAAACTTGGTATCTTCGGAAAGGTAAATCACCAAGCGGTATTCCAGGAACTTCAAATCATGGTTTGGGTCTAGCGATTGACCTTGATGTGAAGAGCGGAAAAACTCTCGCATGGCTTTGCGAAAACGCTCCAAGGTATGGTTTCTTTTTGCAGACGGGTGACGCCTCTTCACCTGAGTTTGAGGCGTGGCACTGGCAGTATTCCACAGGCGATAAGTTGCCAGAGGTTGTTGTGAAAGCAATTCAAGCATTTGCAGAGGCATCAAAGAAGAAGCCATAGCACGACGATATGCGTTGTGCATTTCATCAAAATCCACGGAATATCTCCAGCAGAACAAACGTGAGCACTATCGCAGTTACAGTGAGGAGCATGACTATTGTTTGTGTCTCGGATAACTGTGCAACCATATAATCAATCCAATATCAAACATGATTACAAACAGGATTGCTTTGCTAATCATTGCGTTGCTCAAATTCAAATCGTGATGCCAGTCTGATTGTTGCGGATTCGATGAAGTCCAAGATGTCTTCATCTTTGAACAATTCTTCTCCGCCTGTTACTTCTACTACTGAGCGAATCATTCCCAACGGGATAACCATGGCTTGAAAGCAGGTGGTGGCACTGGGGTCTATGGTTGATGCGAGCATCACGTAGTAGTCGTCTACTCGTAGTGGGTAACCGATACTGATTTGTAGGTGTTTTTCAAAGAGTAGTTCGTCTACTTCTTCCCAGATTCCATCTTCACTGTAGGCATCAAGCCATTGGATAATGACTGGTCTAATAGTTTTCAATGTCGACACCACCCTCCAGCAGTGCATCTTCCATTGAGTCAACCAACGCCGACAGGATTGACAGTCCCATCATCCATGCGTCCGTTGACCCAACTCGCATTCCGTGCATGGCACGGACTGCGGTTACCATGTCTTCTTCTGACATCATCAACGTCATCTCGTAGACGGTGTGATGTCCGTCCATAATTTTACGTGATGTTGTTTCCATCTGTTCCACCTGGTCTGGTGGAATCAAATCTTTAATCCAGTCGTTTGGGTCTGTCATTGTGAATTACCATCCAATTGTGCGGTATTGCATTGATATGAACACCGTGTCCAACTTCAACATTCTCTCTGCCGTAGAAGGCATCGAGCATCTTCAAGACTTGTGCCATGTCCACATCAACTGTAAATGCGATAGTGAACTGACGTGCCATTAGTTCTTTGCTTCTTCAGCCCTCATGTTGACTTCAAGGTATGCGGCAAGGCGAGCAATATCGTTGATTGCTTCTAGACCGTGTGTGTTCTCAATGAAGTTGATGATTGCGAGAATGTGGGCAACAACCCAGATGACATCGACAACGGTGTCTTCTGGTGTGGTTTGTTCTTCTTGGGGGGTTTCCTCAGTCATTGTAATCTCCTGGGTTTTGTAGGAATTCTAGGTGGGAGGTGATGATGCCATCTTGCTCCATCGCCTGTCTTAGTGTATCAAATGCTTTGTTCCTTATCCGCCACACGTGGGGTTTGGATAGGTTGAGTTCGTCCGCTACGTCCTGCAAGGATTGACCTTGCATGACGACCCCTCGGACGACCCATTGTTCTCGCTCCTCTAAGGCTTCAAAGTGCCTGAGGATTGCGTCCAGAACTTCATCTAAGTTGGGGTCGGTAATTGGAACTTCCTCGTAGGGTCTGAGTTCCATTAGTTCTTCAAGTTCCGATTTGTCTCGGCTTGAAAGGATTGGTTTAATCCGTTTCGGTGGTTCTACCATCACTCATCGTAATCAGGGCTGATTAGCATCTGAATTACATCCTCCGCTTCTAACAAGTATCCCCTGGCTGGATTGTCGGACGATTTTGCAAAGTCCATCAAGGCTAGTCGGGATTTGTTTTTGCGGATGTACTTCTTGAGACGCTTCACAGATACGACAACGAATGCGCCGTAGTCGCCGTTGAGTGTGTACACGTATACCCACCAGTGTGCTTTGGTGACCATCAAGCCTGATGGTTTCCACAGTGGTTGTAGGTCTGGTCCTAGTTGTCGGCGTGGATTCTGCATGACCTCTACTGCCATGCGACCGTTTCTGTAGCGGTCTGTCTTCACTTCAAAGGAACGGTCATCGAGACTTCCGAGGAATGCGTTGACTAGTTTTTCACCTTGTTTGCCGAACTTGAGGTCGGTTCCGAAGTGTGGGGTGGATGGTTTGAACTTTCGTGCTGGGATATCCCAGTCTGAATTTTTGCTCACTTCTTCACCACCTTGAGTCGGCGTACCTGTTTGTCGTCAACGTATGCGATGCCGTTCAATCCGTCCATGATGGACTTAACGTAGTTGTCGATGTCGCCACGCAAAGCCGTGGGCTTTGCTGGCGTATCGGATACGGTGATGGTGACGTTGTTGTTTTCTAAGATGATGTCCATGCTGACTGGACCTTCAAAGATTGGTCCGTCCCATGCGTCCGCAATTACAGCCTCGTATTCCAGGGTGCGTTTGGGGGTGAAGACCCGCCCACGCCGTGTCATGCGTGGACGGTCTTTCACCTTGGGTTTGACTGGGATTTTGACAGTGTGTTTCATTACGCACCGAATGCTTTCTCAACTAGGTGGCGTAAATCTTTCTCGCCGTTAACTCTCTGATGAAACTTACCCCATCGCATGTCTGCGTTGGTGACCACAACCAGAACTTCTTCTGGTGACAGTCCATCGTTCTTCAGAAATGATGCCAACTTGAACAGTGTCGATGACCTGTCTGCGCCAGCAACTGGTCCGTCTCGCCAGATGACGTACGGTATTGCGGTCATCTTGGAGAACATTCTTTTCAGTTGAGGTGTCTCCTCTGAGAAGGTGATGGTCTGCTGTTCGGGTTGACGGTACAGTTTGGCGATGCTGTCCAACTGTGGCAGTGTGGTGCGGAACAGGATTGCAGAGTTGACAAACTTTTCCAATGTGATTGGTTGGTCTTCGTCGTCCAGAATGAATCTGTTCTCTGGCATGCCCATTAGTCCTGCTGGGTATGGGAGTCGCACATAGTTTCCGACACCGCCGTTCAGTGTTTCCTGTTTGGGGTTCACTTCTTTGGCAGGGTATTGGATTGCTTGGTGTGCGGCTAGTAACGCTCTGCGCATCGTGGATGCTGGCACTAGGGTGTCGGAGAATACCCACACGTGATAGCCACGTGCGGTCTTCTCAACCCATGATGGAACATCTTTGATTTGCAGTGCGGTTTGAAGATTACGTGCCGAATCAAGGTCGTCCACGTCTATGTCGGAGCAACCCCACACACATACATGTTCGCCTTGACGAGGCACGATTGGGTAAACCCCAATTAGTTCTTCACCCATCAGGTGTCGGCGGAATGTTTCAGGTGTCAACGCTTGGCGGACACAGCCACCACCCCATGCACCGTACACATCTCCACGTCCACGAAACAGTTCTATGAACCGCTCTACGGTTTCTACAGAATCTGTTGCTGTGTCCATGATGCCTTCGTCCTGAGGTACTGGTCTGGCAGTTCGCCATCCTTGAGTTCCCACAGTCTGCCTGTTCGGATGTCCAGTTCAAAGTCAACGTCATCGACCAAGCCACCAGCAGGTCGCTTGTTCTTGAGCAGGCTCAGGGTGAGCGTGTACTCGTGAATACGCAACTCATATTGCAACATGTCGAGACGTTCCTGTGCCTTCTCGCTGTGGTTGCGGTCAAGGCGGTCTTTCAGGTCAATGATTTCAGCCATCAGTTCATACTTCTTGCGTCGTACACCAATGATTGAAGTTGCCTGCTGTTCACCACCGTACGCACCAGATGACATGGTGAGTTTGTGACCGTTCGCGCCAGACGTTCTAGATGTCTGGTGTAGCACCAGCATTGGAACATCGTGGCGACGACCGAAGCCTTTGAGGAAGTTTGCCTTATCGGGAACCTGCTCGCCAGCCTCCACCAACTCCAGATAGTCAACGACCACCAGGTCTGGTTTGGAGTTCCACACGTCACACACTTCACCGTAGGCACGTTCCATGTCGGACGGTAGCAACGGTTGGTCAAACACTGCGAGATTGGAGAAGTCCTCTTCGGCTGTGGAACGCAACAGATTGATTGCATCCTTGTCGTCGTCTGCGACACGTGACTCCAGTTCTCGTGCATCAATGTTGTGATACATGCAGGTCAGTTTCGTAAGCACCAAGGTCTTGGGTTCATCAGGGATGAAGAACGCAACCTTCTTGTCACGATTCTGTTGCAGGCAGTGCAACAATGCGAGTGTCTTACCACCGTGACTGTAGCCCAACATCATTGCCAACTCACCAGGTGCGATGCCACGCATCTCCTGGTCGATTGGGTCAATGCCCAAATAGATACGTTCTTGTGGGGTTTGTGCCCAGTGAACAAAACTGTGTGCGGCTTCAGCGAGTGGTGTGTAGTGGCGGTATTCCGAAATGGGTGAAGGGACGGAACCCCCGACAGGTTCCGTCCCAACATTCTCCCATCCCGCTTGAATTGCTTCTGCGGAAAGTCTCATGGGCTACTTCTTTGGAGCCCAGTAAGCCTTGTCCTTGTCGTTCACTGCTTTGAACCAAGGACGCTTCGGGTTTTGTGCAAGAGAGTCACGGTTGTCATAAACTTCCGTAACACCGTCACGCTTGCATGCCGTGATGAGCCACTCAGGAAGTGGACCGTGTTGGGTTCCACGCACCTTGACTGTCAATTCAACAGCACCGTCAAACGCTTGCTTGACTGTTTCAACTGCCTGCTCTTCAATGGTCATGCCACCATAAATCTTGGTGAACATGATGTCGGTGATTGCTTCAAACAGAATCCCAAACTCATCAACCTTCTGTTCGGTTGTGAGTGCTTTGTCTGTCAGGTCGCAAGCAATCTTTGCACTGACCTGTGTGATGATGGACTTATCCTTATCCATTATTGTCCCTCCTCGGGGATTGTGTTGTCGCTCTCGCTTACGCTTGAGCCTTTGCAGATTGACCAGAAGTTACACCACTTGGATGAACAGAGATTGTTCTGGTCATTGGCGAACCACGGGTTTTCCATACCGACTGCCAAACCTGACAGCACGATATTGGTCACCTGTGATTGTAACCACCTAGCATGCGACTCTGTACGCACGACAGGAACTATTTGACCCGCACTGTTGTTAGTGCGTGTCATGACTCCATAGTTGAAACGAGCAGGCCATCCGCTCGCCCAACCATTGTTGACTACAGCATAGCAGTAGACACTGGCTTGAATGCTTTGACGTTGCTTCTCACCCTGACTGTACTTGCGAGCAGATGTTTTCCAATCCCACACAGTTCCATCAGGTTGAAGATAGTCCATCGTTCCAGACAGCATGATACGAACGGTCTGTCCGTCTGCTGGATTGGTGACCGTGTTCAGATGAGTGGCGAATGTTTTCTCAACCTCGCCACCTGGCTGAACGTACTGGTAGATGTCACGCACGAACGAATCGCACATCAACGCACCGTACTTTTTCATGTCGTCAATGCTATCCATTGAATTGAACTTGAAGTTTGGTTCTTTCTCCATCGCTTCTTTCAAGCCGATAGTGAACGCATCTTTGATGTCGCTGGTTGCACACGCACCCAACAACACTTGTTCAATCGCAGTGTGAACTGCTGTGCCGAGAATTGTGGCATCGCTACCGCTACGCCACTCAGGTTTGAGCACTCCTAGACGAGCACGTTCGGGACACAGCATGGCATCATTCAGCCACGACTGACGAACCCAAACCACTGTCTCGTCGTTGAGAGATTCGATAATCATATTCTCCGCTTTCTTTCATACGCATACGAAGTTTGTTGACGTATGACTTGTTGATTTTGATTCCGTGAAGTTCCATCATAAGTCTAGCAGTAGCGGTAGGTCCGCCTCCAGACACAATCTGTTCCTTCAGCCATTCAAACTGTTCCTCCGACAGTTTGGTGTTGCGATTGTTCACACGGTGGAATGGGTGTTCCTCCGTTATCGGTTGCAGCAAACCTGCTCGGGCTTTTGATTCCAGTTTCTGAAGCCTGTCTATTTCCGCAAATACATCAAGGTACTTTGTCATGAAGTCTGCCAACGATTCACCTGTAAAGGGACTGGCGAAGCCAACCTTGGCGGAGATGTAATCGTAGAACTTCAGGTCACTGAAACCCATAGCAAACGTGGTCGGTTTGGTGATGACTACATCACACAGACAGGACTCGGCGTGGTCTTCAACACCACAACCAATCGGACTAGCAACCATCTCTATTCTCCTAACTGTATCTGTGATTTGCGTGTCCGCACCCTGAGGTGCGGAACGCATCTTGGTCTACTGCCCCCACCCCCTGTAGTCCCCCTCCCCCGTGGTCGGGAGACTAGCACGTCACGTGTCAACGCCCTAATTTGTACAGTTCCTAGAGACCCAGGCACGTGATGGGCGGAAGTACCCTTTGGAGCCGTCTGGGAGCCTCCCACAGGGGTTTCCTGTGGTTTCTCGGGCACACCCCCAACCGAAGTAGCGGACAGGATACTTGACCATTCCCCTGCCAGCCACCTTGTCGTCCCATGTGCGGTATCGGTTCTTCCACTTGTACCCAAACAGCGAGATACGGTTTGCGATAACCAGTTGCTGAACATACGAAGCCTGCCAAGGGTGCTTCGCATAGTCGTAGCCACCGAACTCATACCACGTGCGTTGGTAGATGCCCAGACCACCAGACCACTGACCTTTGTTCTGCCAGTTGTTTCCTGTTTCGCATTTAGCGAGCGCATCCCAGTACCTAGAGGGTGGGGTGCGTGGGTCGTTTGATTGATACCAGTATTCAAGTTTTGCCTTTTGTTCTTTTGTCGGTGGATATGTTGTCGTTGTTGCGCTGTCGTCTGCGTGAGCAGGTGGCGACAGCATCAGGGTTGATGTGATGATTGAGATTGCTACAAGTTTCCTCATGGCACTCCTTTCGTGAAGGTGGAAAGGTCACGTTGACACGACTACGCAAACGGTGTGTTAGTCTTATGTCCGAAGGTGAACCTCTCCCCCTGGGTTTACTGTGTGGGGGTGGTCACGTACGCCACATACGTGACCGCCCACCACAAATCTTTACTTGTCCTCCTTCATTGCTCCCAGCAGGACTTCTTCAAACTCCGCTTTCGCACCAGCGAGTAGCACGAACTCACGTGCAATCTCTTTGGAACGTGGGTCATCACCCAAGCGTGAACTCTTTCTAGCCAGTTGGTCTGTTCCGATACTCAACGACTTGACCACTGCTCGCAGTTCGTCAAGTGTCAACTGTACTTCTAGGTACGGTAGTGCGTTGTCCATGTCATTATCCTTTGAATGTGTCAGCGATGAGTTCAACAATTTGGTCAGCCAAAGTTTCAATCATCCATGCAATCTGTCGTTCACCAAGATGAGCAACGTCACCCCACAGCAAATAGTTCTCACCGTTGCCACCGTCCTTGTCGGCAATCGCGGCGAGCACCTCGCTCGGTTTGATTTTGAAATTGTAATCGGACAAGTAGTTACTCAATCCGATTGCAATAGCGTCCTCACGGAACTTCTCTGCTTTCATTGTTCGTTCTGCTAATTTCATTTGGTTTCTCCTTGTTACAATTCTGACGGTACGCCAGGTGTGTTGCCCGAGTATGAGTATCCGATGTCCTGCATCTTGGCTGGGTCAAGACCCAATTCAATCAGCCCTTCCTCAGATACATTCCACATTGTGATTGTGTACGCAAGCGAAACGAAGTCGCCGTACACGGAACGGAAGTTGAGTTGCCATTCCTCACAATTCTCGAGACGTATCCACTGGTACAACTGATATGTACCAAGTGGTTGGATATCTACAGCAACATAGTCACTGCTCTTGTAACCGTAATCAAACGGTGTGTCATTGGTTTGTGTTGTCATTTGTTCCTCCTAGGACAAATCGTTGTTGTCTGCCAACTCGTTGTGAACGAATCGGTTGTTCTCAAATTGAATATCACCAAGTTCGTCAGTGAGAAACTGGCGAATTATGTTCAACATTTCCTCACGAGCAAGGTCGTTCAATTTGTATCGCAAGTCATTGTATCTATCGTTGATAATCATGATAGCATCATTTAGACTAAGCGACACGTCCTCACCGTCAATGTCACGCAGTGAAATGATGGAGTCACCCTTGACATTCCAATGCGTGGTGTACTGACACAGTGCACTTCTGAGTGTGTCCAAGAGGTTGAAGTCCATCTTGTATAGGCGAGACTCTTTGCAACTGTCAACGACACGCTTGTCAAGTGACGACACGACGTCATCATCAAGGTTCTTGACTTGAATACGAGTCAACATCAAAGATGAAGTTTCCTTTTTCTTGTAGTTACCGTCCTCGTCCTGAATGTACAATCCGTCCTCGCCACGAATGTAATCGCTATAAGGTGACAGATGTGTACTGTTGTCAATGACCTCGGCAAGTTTCTGCTTGAGCAGACTACGATTCGGTCTGAGTGACTCGTCCAAATCATACTCAATGTCAATGACGACAGTAGTGATTCCCTTGTTGTACTTCTTGTTATCCATTTTGTTTGTTATCTCCTGAACTAGTTTGTCGAATTGTTTGTAACCGATTTGCACTAGAAGGCTTCCTCCTCTAAGTCAACTAGCGAATCATAAAAGTTGCGCATTGGTTCCGAATGGTACTCGTAGTGCTGACAGCGACACAGTTTGCGTGGGTCGTGACAGAACCAGCAAGTGTCACAGTTGGTGCACCAGTCAAATTGGTCGACATTGAAATCGTCAACATACTCAACTATGCCACAACCCTGACACATCCACTTGTCATGCCAGAACTCATCAGCGTTTGGTGCGTCGTCAACTGGAGTGACAGACTTCTCAATCACAGTTGATGATGACCAACCAGACGTGTACGTGTTTGACCAAGCGTATGATTTGCGTGACCACTTGTATGACGAGTTAGACCACCACACACCATCAGACCATGAGCCAAGGTTCTCGTTGATAATCCAGAATGGATTAGCACTAGAACTATTGGCGGTCAAGATGACGAGTTTGGAACCCTCGGCAAACTTGCTGAGTTTCTTGCGGAACTTCTTGCCATTGAGTGCAGACACACCACCGTACGAAGGAAGCAAATCCTCCGCAAGAATACGAGTATCACTGCGACCCTTATCCTCAGCAATCGGCAACATACCGTTGTGTGCAAGCACACTCAGGCGGTCACGACCGATTTGGAATGGGTGACAGTTTGCCTTTGATGTTCCACCATGCGTAGTGATACGCGAGTGAAACAGCATTGGTCCGCTGTGAATGGCTCGTTGCTTGATGAACTCTTCAATCACTTGGTCAAAGTCCAAACCACTGCACTTCACAATATGTGAACCAGCATGAATGGCAAACCCGAAACCATCGGGGTTGTTCTCTGCACCAGTCTTGAGAGCATCAAGGTCTGGAGTCACACCCTCATGGGCGAATGTCAATAGACACATTGTTATATACCTTTCTTTGTTGCGAGGGCATTGAACGCTTCGTAGCCCTCATTAGTTGTGTACTCACGGAACGCTTCCCAAGTCAAAGACTTCGGGTTGAACTTGAATCGTGAATCTTTGGCGAATCGTGCAACAGCGTGAACGGATTCAATTCGTGCCATCAGTGTCGCAGGGTTGAGTGTACCTTTGAAGAAACGCAACTCTGCTGTGTGACGGTTTTGCAAATTGACTGCGACATATCGTTCGCCACCAAGAGATGAGCCGTGACCATTACGACGCATAGCCTTGACACTGTGCAACATGTTTGCATCCTCAGGGTCAAGGAATCTGCCGTAGTGACTGTCACGTCCGCCGATAATTTTCCACTGCTCTGCGAATGAGTAGAACATGTTCAAGAATCGGTAGAAGGTTGTCTCTTGACCAGCAAAGAACGCTTTGCCAATGTGAACGTGGAGACCACAAGTGCCACCAGGTGCATTAGAGGAACGAACACCGAGTCTGGTTACTTCGCTCAGACGATTCCACTCAAGCGACCGCAGGAAGTTGATGCTCGCTGGATGCGAGACCATCTCCACACCGTCGTTCAGTGAACCGTCAGTCTTGAAGTAAACAAAGTCACCAAAGATGTCGGTCAATGTAGTCACCGTGTCGTCGGAATCTGCGTTGCAGTACTCCATCTCCAACTCAAACCCAGTCATTGGGTTTGTGCCGTTGTCACGATTGAACAACACCTTGCGCTGTTGCATGAAGTCGTGAAACACAGGACTCGGCTTGTACGAGTAACTGTGAACACCACTGCCACCGTCATAGTCGTACTCCTCCTCGTCCTCACGACAGTATGAACAATGGTCACCATTGTTGCGGTACGTGTCATGAGTGGAACAGTACGTGTAGTAACTGTCTGCACAGTCACTGCACACGGAAGTGTTCGTCTGGTCAATGTAATACAACCCCTCGCTGTAGGTGTCGACCACCGTTGAACAGCGACGACGACCGCACGGAACAGCGTGGTCGTGACAGTCGTTGCACAACTGCAGTTCATTGACGTACTGCACATCATCCTCGGTTGCGATTTCGGTATCGCACCATTCGCAGTTGCAGAACGGCGGTTCCTCAATCGGTTCCTCGTTGATTGTGTTGTCTGTTGTCATTTGATTTCTCCTGTGTTTGTTGTTGTGTGTTGTTGATTTATTGTTCTGGAACAATAAACCCCAATGAGCCTTCCTCGCTCATCAGACCTTGTGTGTGTTCGGTGCGACGCTTGAACGCCCACCTCCAGCATGAACCATAGTCGTTGAATAAACCACCGTCAAGTAGATACTCACCAAACCACAGCGTCACTTTCCAGCCAGTACCGTCAGGTGAAACCACCGTCTTGTACTGACCGTCATTTCTGACCGTCACTTGTTCTCCTTTGTCTTTCGCAGAATTATGCTCACCACAAGAAGTGCATCTCGTGGGTCACACAAATCCGAGAAACAACGAACCTCAACAGTTGAACGGTTCACGGCAACGGCAAACCATCTGGCGTAATGCCAATCTGGATTCGGTTCATAACGTGCGTATGCACTGTCGATTAGTGACATATCCAGAAACAGATACTTTGAGTATCCGTCACCATTCGTCAAACCCGACACGGCATCAAGCAGATGACGTTCAAACCTGCGGATATGTTCATCATCATCAAACGCATCACGATTGATGTGAACGTGCAACGCACCACCCTCGCCAGTCTTTGTCTCGCTGGCACGAACCATGCCACGAGACTCCAACCACTCAATGAAG